GGTGTGCCGATGGTTGTATTGTAAATATTCTGACTGTCCGTTATTGTGTATGTCTGATTAAAGCTATTAGAGGATACAAATGTTACGTTATCACCAGGACTAAACATAGGTGTCTGGTCACCAGCTAAATAGAATTGATTTGATGCTGGGGCTGCCAAACTGGCCGGGTGAGCAATAACGGTCTTTGGTGAACCATAGATTGGGTCATAATTCCAATCAGCCCAGATAGGTGTAGGAAACAATTCGGTGGTGTAACCACAAGAGCGCTGGGCTCCTGTTGCTTGTCCAGCGTCGTACCAGAGCTTATCTTTTACATTATAGATAATTGCGTCTGTGCACTCTGTCGCTGTACCTCTAGGATAAAAGAACCAGATCTCATTATAGCGTGGGACCTTAGTCGCCCATACTTTTTGGCGTTGCTCGTAGTTTAGGTTGTCAAACAGGTAGTTTATGTTTTTATCATTTGGGACTACCGTTACCTGACCATTGTAAGCATAGAACCGGTCGGTACCTAACCAATAAAAGACACCATCCATCTCCACAACGGAGTTGGAGGACATGATTGAAATCTGGCTGGAAACAATATCATAGTTCCAATAAATTGGAGCTGTTGCTGCTGTAAATGTAACACGAATAAGTGAGTCTGTTGCCCAGAATAAACCAGCGGGTGAGTTAGTACCGCCGCGCATTGGCATACCCTTAACAATCTTGGATGATGCCACATTGACCTGGTTGGCTAGAGGCCCGTTCCAGTCGTAAAATGTTTGCGCGCCATACGTTGTACTGACATTATTATTTGCGATGTAGCCAGCGGAGCCGTACACAAAGATAAATGGGTACAGTACACACACGCCGCCATCAACGCTAATCGGTTTGTAAGTTGGGGCTGATCCTGCGCTGTCAGATAGACCAGAGAAGGTCCAAGTGTTTCCCGATGTGGGGGTGACACCACCAACTAATACCTGGGTCGGCACACCATTATCAATGTTAGTTAAATTTAAGCCTGGGTGGGCAAGTACAGATAACTGACCGCCAGATGGGCTATACTGGGAATCAAACTGCCAAGTAACCCTGTAGTTACCAATTGATGGGTCTGCTTGATAATCTAGGTCGCCAGTAAACACCGGGACATTATCTAGGTAGACCGTTGTCGGTGATCCAACAATGGTACCACCTGTGACATTTACTGTGGTGTTTGGTGTTGAGAAGACAGATGTGCTTACTGTGTATACAGTTGGTGTACCAGTCTGTGAAAATATAACCTTAGTACCCGCTGGAAATACTGTTGTCTGATTACCTGCAACAACAAACGCCGTTGTTGTATTTGATACCAGCTTAACGTAGCTTGTGCCCGGAAGTATTGTGGCGGTGAATGGCCCGCTGCCAGAGGGTAGTGAGATGCCTGTGGTAAATACATCTAGCTCTTGGTAATTACCGGCAAAGATATAATTAACGCCATTGTATGGCTGCGCGACCATGCCACGGTAAATACCAACGAGGCTATTAAAAATAGAACGGTATCCACCAATTTTCTTTGGGTCTCCGCGTTGAAAACGGCACCACACACCATCGGTGTACTGGTCATTTTGAAACACGGTACCATCTCTTTTAATTCCCGCCGGGATGGCTAAGGAATAAATTGATGTATACTGTGAGTTATCTTGTTGCTGATTATCAGCGGCCATTAGAACGTACCGCCGCTAATGAGTTGTGCTGTCAGCCTCGCGTTTACTGTTACTAAGGGCTGTGACGGGTTGGTGTTGTCAATGTTAACAATGTTAACAGAGTTCGCAGATAGTCCAAGTATACTTGTACCTACCAGATACATGCCGGTATGTGTATCGTTATTGAACGAGTAGGCAGGCACTCCCGCTGTACCGTTGGCTGCAAGAAAGAGCCCCGTTGAGCTAGTTGTCAGTGGGTATAGATTGACGCCATCGCTTAGCATTGTGACAATACTGCCCGCAGCTAATACATACGGTGGCTGGCTTGTACCTTGGTTCTGGAATGTAATGTTGTACCCAGTTTGATTGGTGTTGTTCACCAAGATATAGATCTGGGTAATCGCGGGTAATGTAACGGCCAGTGTCTGTGTCCGTGTACCAGACTGTGCAATGTATGTCTGAATCACTGGTGCAAAAGATACCAGGTTCAGTGTGTTGCCGACAATGGTATCCACATCGTAGGATGCCGCTGTGAAGGTTACGTTTGGGGCAGTTAGGAAGCCAACAGTAACAAACCCATTACTTGTGGCATCATACATGATAAACCCAGAGTCACCAGGATTTGCAATAATGGATGACTGCCCGTTAATTAATGACGGAGAGGCTGGGCTGATTGTAAGTGATCCAGAGCCGTTGTTTCTAAAGCCAATGAACCAACCAGTGGATAGACTGGAAAATATTGGTAAATTAAATGCTCCGGCGCCACCGTTCCATACAAACGTGGCTGCGCGGCTCAGGTTGTTGATCGTTGGTGAGGATGTAACCGCGACTATGTTTTGTGTAGTTGCTAGTTGGCCACTGACAGTTGTCAATCCAGCGCCAGCCAATGATGCCGCGTCGGCTACAGAGGTGCCAGCCGCGAAGGTAACATTGTTCCAGATACCGGCGGCTGTTGTGTTATCTACGAGGTAGACATACTTAGAGATCCCAACAGGCACAGTGAATGATGCGCCGCTGGTGAAGTCTGTCACAACGAATGAGAAGCCACCGAGGTTGCGAAAGAGAATGTCTGAGCCCAGTGTGCCCTGGTTGGCTTGTGGTAATGCAATAGAGAGACCTGCGACAGATGCCACACAGTCAATAATGCGAGCAGCAACGACCTCGGAGCCATTGACGGTTGATGGCCAGTTTAGTGTCTGGTTGGTACTAAAAGGCAGCGCGAGGTATGAGACGTCGGTTGGCGTCACAACTGTACCTGTAAATGGTGAGACGTATACTGGAGTGGTCATATATTAAGGCTCTTGGATTGTAGTGTTGCGGTCTATACGACGAGAATTGTCTTCTTTTTTCAGTGCCCCAACTGCGTCAGTGTAGAACTGTTTCCACACGGGCAGCTTGTCGAGAGCTTTTAAATATCCCTGAGCTTGGAGCAGTGCCCCATAAAGCATAGCCTGTGGTGCAATGGCTGTCCAAAGATTTTGCTGATTAGAGGCATCAAGTGGTTGTACCTCAGCGTAGTAAATAATTTCTACTGGGTATGCTTGGTCTGGCTGCGGTGCAAAGTTCCAGTTGTTAAAATCATAGTCTGCGTAGTAGACTGGTTTGCCTGCGGATGACTCCGATAAGTACTGAGCAATATAGTCCTGGCTTCGTAGTAAGACTGGTTGCCCATTGACCTTCATAGACACAGTCTTTCTCCAGCGCGCGGGCTTATTGAGAACTGTCTGATTTTGTGCTAGGTTCGTCTCTACAACAATAAGCTGTAGGTAGGTCTTAAGCTCTGCGGCAATTGATGACTCCGCCAATGCAATCAGATTAGGTATCTGTGCAATGAAATCCGGGTCATTTCTTTCCATGTATGAAATTATATTTTGTACTAAACTGTCATAGGACATTATTACACTCATACTTCTAACCTTTTAAATGTGTGACCTTTGTGGGTTTTTCTTTCTTTATTTACACAAGCGTATGCTTTACATGCTAAGAAACCCGCGGCTTTAAGTTCTTTTCCACCAGCAAAAGTTGTTTTATTTCCTGTGGATAATTCTGTTGACTCTATTAACCCTTTAAACCCTGGGTGTTTATCCCCACTTTTTAAATGTCCTTTTCCAAAAGCTGGATTTTTATTTCCAAATTTTCCGTACATTGGGTTTCCTTTTCCAGAAACTCGTTTAGATAACTTTTGTTTATGCTCTTCTGTGTGTTTATAGCCATTACAGCCATCACCACCATTGGTTAGATTGGCTAATTGATAGCCCATATCCTTAAAACAAGAAATTAAAAGTATTTCATGTTGTTTTGCTTCTTCTGCAGTATTCCATTCAGCCAATACTTGAACTTGTGGATTTCCATACTTTGAAAC